ACGACCTTAATGGACAGCACGTCGCTCTCCAGTAGTAGAACGTATCCTAACCATCCCTTTATGGGATAGAGAGGAGTAGTTCAATGGACATTAATTTGCCCAAACTACAGGATGGTGCTCGTCTGCGTTTGTCTGTTATTGGAGTTCCTAAATATGTTATCAACCCCTTGGTTGATTTAGTATTTAGGTGGGTTGCTTGTAATGGTCCTGAGTGGTCAATCAAGAGGCTGAAAGGCCTTAAGGTTGATTTAATCAGGAGACAAGGAGGACTACCATGTATTAGTACTTGGGTTCGTAAGAACTCGTGTGGCCAATATTATGGTGTGATCGGTTCCTTGTTTCGATGGTGTCAGAGTACTGATAACCCGATCAGATCGTCTAAACGATTTGAGAAGGTGATTCAGGCTCTTAACATCTACACCCTCATGAGCTCTAAGTCTGTGACAAAATCACAGTTTAGTAAGTTCATGGCTGGTGTAAACTGCAAGTCTGATCCTGGTCTTGATGTCAAATGGCATCAAGAGTTCAGTAAATCAGTCTATGCAGCTATCGGGCAACGCAAGATCGAACGCGGTGGTAACTCATTGCTTGAGTACCGTGGTTCCCACGACAAGTGGGCTCCGCGTCCTCATGGGATGAGGAAGGTTAGACAAGATCAACAAATCTTAGGAGAAATCCTATGGTTTGAAGGTCAGGCTAACTACCAGTTTGCTTGGGAGTATCTAGAGCTTTATGCTCCGGTTACTTCCTGCATTTCTGGTCCTCTCCGTGTTGAGAAGTACAAGTCCATTAAACCTGATGAGTTCATGTATGGAGGTGAAGTTCACTTCCTTCAAGAACCCGGTTTTAAGCTGCGAGCAATCGCTAGCCCTTACCGTATTCATCAGTTGGCCCTTAAGCCATTGGGTGATGCGATTTATCGTATCGTCCAATCTTTAGGGTGGGATTGTACATTCGACCAATCCAAGGCGTATCCAAGGATACAAAGTGCACTCCGTAGTGGAGTAAAGGTACATTCCATAGATTTAAGTGGTGCAACTGATTATTTCCCTTTGGAAATAATTAGCTCTGTGCTTCGAACAATCTTTGGTGATGTTATAGACATATCCCTCTTTGAGGATATATCAAGGATGAGATGGAAATCTCAACTTGGTGATATCCAATGGGAGAGAGGCCAACCGCTTGGGTTATACCCGAGCTTTGGCGCATTTACCCTAACTCATGGGTTATTACTGTACCACCTTTCTGGTGGCCATAGTGATAACTTTTATGTTTTAGGAGATGATGTCTTAATTATGGATGATCAGTTATATGAAAGTTATATCAAGTTTCTTGATATGGCCTCATGTCCCTGGTCCCTGGATAAGAGCTTGTCCTCAAATTCACTTTGTGAGTTTGCTGGCAAGATTATAACTCAGGACTCCGTAATTCCTCAATACAAATGGCGGAAGATGTCGAATGACAACTTCTTAGCAATTTGTGCACTGTTAGGTCCTCGGTCTCGCGTGTTGCTGAGCGAAAGACAAAAGAAGGTATTTGACCTTGTGAAAGGTCTTTTACCACCCCTAGGCCTCAATATGTCTTATCCAGGATCAAACCTGTATGAGATGATAAAGAGAACTGAGGTTCTTAAGTCTAAGCTTGACGCTAAGGTCGTGAAATCCTTAACGGATCTCACAAATCTGATTGATACAAAAGTGTATCAATCTGATATTCCTTACGTCCTCAATGATTCTATCGTTGAGAACATAAGGTCCGCCTTCGACGTGAAGGTGGATCTTGTATACAAGCAAACTGTTGTTCAGGGGATTAGATCCCTCTGGGCAGCTTATGCTGATATAC